AACGATTTGCAAATATTTTGAAGTTTTACGGAGTTATTTTTTGATGTACTTAATCCTATATATTTAAAGATATTTTGGAGCTTGTAGGATTGATTTTTTCTTTATCAAATCCGTTGATTTTGTACCCCCTATGCACCGGATTTTTTGCAAATCATCACTCAATACTAGTATTCCCTACAAATGATAAGTTAATGACTAACTATAAAATAGTAATAATTTAATACTCTATAAATTAAAATCAAGAATAAAAAAAATACCTGTAAACGACTAGGAAATATAGTAATTATTATAATCACTTAAAGTATTACTTTAACATAAAAAAAACTAGACGAGCAATCCTAATTTTTCATATAATTTTATTGGTATCTTACGATATTTCTTGTTTAAATTGTTTCTATGCCTAGATATGATTATCAATGTTTAGAAACAGGTAATATTTTTGAAGTAGAACAAAAGATGACAGACGATCCACTTGAAAGATGTACTTGTTGTAAAGAAAGATTTTTGGTAAAAAGATTACCAAGTTTGCCTAAATTAGTCATAAATAACGCAGGATCGATGTCAGATCGTAAATTATATAAAGAATTGGATATAGAATAATGTTTGATTATTGCTCATTAGTACAAAAGAAATGTTCTTACGCTAGTAAGGTAGAAAACATAACCTATTGTGGGTTACACACAGGTAATAAAGAGCAAAATCGAGTAGATTATATAACAGTATGTCCAAAAGAAAAATTAAAAAAGAGGAGATAGCTATGCCGTATCATACAGGTAAGAAAAAAAAGAAAAAAAAGAAAATGAAAAAAGGTAAGAAAAAATGAAAGTGAAAGCACCAAGAGGATATCACTTTATGAAAAAGAAAGGTGGTAAATACTCATTGATGAAACATAGTGGTAAGTTTAAAAAACATAAAGGAGCTTCTTTATATGCAAACTTTCCAATACAGAAAAGACATAAATGAGTAATGTAACTGTATCATCTGCAAGAAATTTTATACCTAAGCGTTTGTATGGTATGCGAAAAAAAAGCATAAAGCAAAAGCTAAAAGGTAGTCCTATTAACAAAAAAAAGTTTAGATACTTGAAAGGATAAGTTATGTGGGAATTATTTAAAGATAAAAACGAATACAATGAAAAGAATATTATTGGTTTTCTATCCTTTGCGTTGATGTGCGTATTCGGCATCGTAGATTTAGCAATGGGTATTATTGGAATAGAGCTTATGGTAAACGACTACATTTATAACTCGTTTGTTTGGGTAACGCTTGGATCATTTGGAATAGCAGGAGCAGAAAAAGTCTATAAAAAATGAGAAAATCATTATTCAAGGATCGCACTAGAAAGTCAAATGGTGCAAAAAAAACTCGGCAAGGTATGAGCCACAATACAAAGTTTGGGAACAAAAACTCTAAGAAGTATTATAAGAAAAAATACAGAGGACAAGGTAAGTGAGCAATCTAGAATTAAAAAAAGCAAATCAACTTGCTGCTATTGATCTACTAATTAATAATCCTGAAATCACAAAAAAAGAATTAGCAGAGCATTTAAATCTAAGTCCAAGAACAATACAGACTTGGTTTGCTGATGATCGATTTGTTGATATGTATTATAAAAAGTATATGGTAGATTTCAATTCTAAACTGCCAATGGTATTAAATAGTATGATACGAGAAGCTACAATGGGTAATGTACAAGCAGGACGGCTAGTATTAGAACACTCAGGGAAGTTAGTAAAAAATATTAATGTGACAGTAGATAGTCCATTTGAAAAGTTTTTAAAAGCACAAGAAATAGATGACGCCGAAATTATTGACGCCGACAGCGAAGAGATATCTGGAATACTAGAAACACTTCCAGAAAGAGATCCAGTAAACGACAAACCTAGAAAAAGAGAAATAAAGGAAAAGAAAGCTGTCAAAAGAATAAAAGAGGGTAAACCACCGTCTAGACAAAAGACAAGAGAAGATAGAGCAAATAGATATGCACTATTACAACGAGCAAAAAAAGTGGGATTAGATCCATTGCCGTCAAGGCGTCCTACTAATAACGAAAGAAGAAAATGGCTTGAAAAATTAGTAGAGCTAGAAAAACAAAGTGACTAAAGAACACGAATTTAAACAGAAGTGGTTTGACTATATGAAGTATAAACCACACGACGGACAAAAGAAATTACACTTCCCTGATAAACCTGATGCATCTTATTTTGTGAATATCTGTGGTAGAAGATATGGAAAAACTACTGCAGCATTTAGAGAGGCAGAGTTTTATGCAGCTCAACCAAATAAAAAGATATGGTTGGTAGGACTATCTTATAAAAAATCAAGATTAATGTTTAGAGAAATATGGAAAGATATGGTTGCAGGTAAAGCAAACGATATTGATAGAGCATCTGAAAAAGAACAATATATAAAATTTAAATGGGGTACAACAGTAGAGGGTATGTCTTGTGAAAATCCAGATTCCTTAGTTGGAGAGGGAGTTGATTTACTTATTATAGACGAAGCAGCTAAAATGCCAAGAAGAATATGGGATATGTATTTATCTCCTACGCTGGTAGATAGAAAAGGTAAAGCTATATTTATTACTACGCCAGAGGGATTTAATTGGATCTACGATTTGTACTTATTAGGACAAAGTGATCCAAAGTGGTATTCACATCAATCTCCTAGTTGGGAAAATCAATACGCATTTCCAGAGGGTAAGAAAGATTCTTTTATACAAGAGCGTAAACGAAATATGTCTAAAGAATTATTTGATCAAGAGTTTGCTGCTAAGTTTACTTCTATGGAGGGTAGAGTATATCCATTTGATAGAGAAAAAGATATGGGAGATGTTCCTTATAGAGAAAATTTACCTACATATTGTTCTATGGACTTTGGATTTCGTATGCCGTCTGTATTATGGTTTCAAACATTTCAAGAAAATGGTAATTGGCATATTAACATTATTGATGAAATAATTCACGAAAGAAATATACCAACAGATAAATTAGCAGAAAGAATAAAAGCCAAGCCATATCCTGTTATTACATACTACGGAGATCCAGCAGGTAGTTTTGTACAAGGACAATCAGGTATGGGAGATATACATATTTTACGAAGACACGGAATTTTTGTAGAATATCGTATGGATAGACTTTCAAGAGATATACAAGCAGGTGTCAGTTATTGTAGAGGATTTTTTGAAAACGCAGAGGGATTAAGAAGAATAAAAGTAGATAAAAAATGTGTAGGCATTGCAGAGGATTTTGAGGGATACAGATTTCCAGAAGCTAAAGAGGGTAAAGGTATATCTAACAATCCTATTAAAGACGGATACTTTGAACACGGCTGCGATGCTTTTAGATATTTTATATTGAATAGATTTCCAATTAGAGCTAACTTCATTGGAAGAATATCACGATAAAAAGGAATACTTTAATGGTTTTAACTGCTAAAGAAATTATACAAGACTCATTAACAAACTTTAAAGAAGAGCAAGCAAAAGCTCGTAGAGAAGAAGTAAGAAAATTTTTAGATTATTATTCTGGATCACTTACAGATCAATACATCGAGGGATATTTTAAATCAGACGCATTTCAAGAAATACCTCATTACAATACAAACATAGTTAAAAAGTTTGTAAATCGTATGTCTAAGATTTATACCATTGGAGCTAAAAGAAATGTAAACGATAGATATTTAGATCTCACCTCTGTTAAAAATGCTCGTATGAAACAAATGGAGCGTATGACTAGATTGTTAGGAACTACTGCAACTTATGTTATGTATGATGAAGAGCAACAGCGATTTGAATATCGCCCTATTTATTATTTTGAGCCATACTTTGGAGATAATCCATATAAGCCAGAAGCTATAGTCTATCCAATGATGCACGGACACGCAGATATTTCAGATACAAATGATTTGATGTATGCTTATTGGGATAAAGAAATTCATATTAAGTTTGATGACAATGGTAATGTTTTAGAAGAAATACAGCACAATCTTGGTGTACTGCCTTTTGTGTTTACACATAGAGAAGAGCAATTAGATTCTTTTTTTGTAGAGGGTGCTTCAGATTTGGTATCTGCAAATGAACATATCAATATTACAATGACTGAAATGCAACTAGGATTACGATTTCAAATGTTTGGACAGCCAGTAGTTACTGGATTAATTTCTGATAATGCAAATGTTAGAGCAGGATCAGATGAAATTCTTACTTTACCAGAGGGAAGCAATTATCAAATTGTATCTCCAGAGGGTAATGTTCGTGATGTAATTGAAAATATTAAATGGCAAATAGAACTTGTTGCTTTGAATAATCATTTGTTTGTTACTTTTGCACAATCAGGTGGAGAAGTACCAAGTGGTATTTCATTGATGATTAAAGACTTAGAGCGACACGAAGATTTCATTGATGATAAAGAATTATATCGTCAATATGAAAATGATTTTTATAAAGTAGAATATGCTTTATCTCAAATGAATAGCTTAGGATTACCAGAGATTTCTCAATTTAAAGTTGATTTCTCTGAAGTAGAATATCCTATGACAACTCAAGATAAGATTATGTTAAATGAATATAAACTAAAACATAACTTAACTACTCAAGCACAATTATTAGCAGATGAAAATAAAGATTTGAGTGTTGAAGATGCTGCAAGAGTTATTGAAAGCAATATGCAAATCAATCAACCAATAATGGTAGCAGATGAAGATACAAACAAAAGCTAATTTTAATTTTCACAAACTGACTGAAAATAATTTACGATCTATGATAAGCAATCTAATGACTGTTTGCGCTTTTGCTGCAAAAGATCGAGTAGAAGAGGGTTTTGAAAAAGAGTTTGATATTAACGGTATAGGTTTTGAGCCAAATGCTTTTAAATATGCACAAGATTTTAAATTGCAAGGTACTCCTATTATGACAAACACAGGAAAATTGCGAGGAAGCATAGAAGTAGTTGCAGCTTCTTCTACAAATAGAACATCAAAAGTTGGAAGTGATGTAGATTATGGAGAGGATCACTTTGAGGACAGAATAGGATTTAAAAATACACTCATACCTGCAAGAATTTGGTTTTTTACTACAGGTAATTTAGGTGGAGAAAGTGATACATTTTTAAAACAGTATGCAGATGTACTTTCAGCGTTAGTCAAAGCTACTAAAACTACATATATTCCACATTTTTTAAGGTTTATTAAAACATCTATGCGTAGTTTATAGTATGAAAGAATTGTTAAAAGAGATTTATCGTGTAGTCGTAGAGCTAAAAAGAATCTCAGAAGTAAACAATGATCTACTTGGTTTTATCTGTCAGCAAGTAGCACCTAATAAAAAACTTATCAATAAAGACATTACCACAGAAGAAATGATGAGCATCTCATTAGAAATGTCAGAAATATTTGAAAAATATAATGTTTCTCCTGATGAATACGGTTTATCATAATTATAATTGTCATTAAATAAAACTATATTTAACTTAACACATAAATATAATCCACTTAAGGAGTAAAAATGTCTGAAGAAACACAGAATACAGCCGTAGAGGAAGCTGTAAAAGATCCTCAAGTCAGTCAAGACGAAAAAAAGACAGAACAAGCTGTTCCTTATTATCGTTTTCAGGAG